AAAGAACAAAGCCTCTGCAACACGCAAAGGCTTATTAAGAAAAAACAAACGAACTAACTTACCATTGATTAGCACAAGAACCAGATGATCACTGCACCATACGTAACAACCAAGTACGCACAGAACAAGTAAAACCCCGTCACTAGCACAGGGTTATTGTTCTTCCCCGTAGCGATGTCGATCACTAAACCAAAGAAGCTTAAGATCATCATCACTACCATCAATGATTCGACCCACATAGGTACAACTGCAACAGCTATGGGTTCAACCTTTTCTTGAAAATACTTCCTTTGAAGCATGTCCTGGTACTCTTCATCCGATGCCTTCTCTAAGCAGAACCCTCGTTCATTAGGCCCGTTGCATCCCTGCTGATTGCATGAGTCACAAACATCAACTACATCTTCTGCATCATATGCATAGATAAAGTCCTCATCTTCTAGCTCTACAGTATCGCAATCAGAAACATTCTCGGCCCAGTCACTCTCGACTAAGTCTATAAAAGCACAGAAGCACTCTTCTTTACCACAACCAGCACACAGCACATCTTCACAGCATCCGCTTACAGAACCTTCACACTCATCTAACACTTCAACTTCTGTAAACTCTGAATTATCTCCGCAATTGCAAAGATAAGATTCGTGATTACAAACCATGCAAACAAATACAATAGACATAATAAAACTCCTTGATCTATAAACAAACACAGCTACCTACAAAGCGTAAGTAGCTGAATGCCGGACTTGGAACCGTTACATGACCTAGATCAGATCACATAGTGCATTACTCCCCTGTCGAGGAGTCCTCTGCAATTGTTTAGTCAGGGCTAGATACCCACACCCTTACAACTGCACCATCCCCACGTGCAGCATCGCAGTACACACAGCCATCATGGAAAGCACACGAAAGCATTACTCCAGTCTTTGATGTTTCAGCTACTTGTTTTGGGTAGCAACAAATAACTCGATCTATCTTAACCTCATAGCGATCATTCAATATCCGAACTGCATCATCTACAAGCATGTCATCGTCGAAATATTTAATACCTATAATTTTTCCATCTTTACCACCATGAGTAATGAATACAACACCTTGATCTGTATCTAACAAAGACCAAAGCGGAACATTGTTTCCATCCTTTAGATCAGCTTCCCCGATCACATGACACACGGTATATGATTCATTAGGTAATTTTAAACCTTCTTTAGTAACTGGAAACTTATGAGCTACCTTAACTTCAGCTATTACCTTTGGTTCTGACTTGCTAATTAACCAATAAGCCCCACTAGCTTGAGCACTTACTACCAACACCAACAACACATTCAAGGCGATTACATTTCTCATATCGAACTCCATTATATTTCAATTCAGTACGTAACAATTCAATTCAACACACACCACACACTCAACTACACAAGCAGTTAATAAGGGGGGATGGGGGTGTCAAATCAGTTACATATACAAAGGCAAATATGAGGGCAGGCCCGTTTGAATACGGGGGTGCTGTAAACTTTGGTAGGAACAAGTAGGAAGTAATTTAGCTTTAAGAGTTGGGAGTTACACCGGCGGCATTACCTAGCCCTGTTAGTTCATCTCTCCGGTTTTTTAAAAGGTTGCTAATAGAAGTATCGCCGCTATTTTCTTGAAACTGGTCAAGATGCTCTTTTGGAACGTAGTCATAGATGTGCTGTTCGATTCTGTTTAAGTCCTCACCATTTTTTGCAGCGTGTATCATCCCGACAAAAGTAAAGCCTTTATACTTTTCATCTAGCGTAGAATTAGGATCTGCTAATCCGTGTACATAAGCAAGCTGTTCATGTTCACTTTTCACCCGATCTGCTTTATCTGCATCATATATTCCACCATTTAAACTTGAACCTTCCTCAGTGGATTCTCTTCTCATGGGTAAAGGTACAATAACATTTCTTCCGTTTGGCCCTTTCACTGTTTCATACGCTGTGAAGGTAAAAAACTTTTGCGCTCTTTCATACCGACCCAAATAAAATTCTTCTCTTAAACGTTTATCATAAATTTTGAAGTCTTGTTCACTCATAGACTCCCGAAGCTCTTCAGCCATTAAACCTCGAAGACCTTGTCTTGCATGTTCACTTCCCATGTAACGTTGAAAAGCTTTATTTACCCCTCCCGCACTTTCGATCTCACTCGCTTGTCCATTCGCATACATCTGTTTCTTCCACTCTTTAAAAATCACTCTATATAAATCCGTTTTTATTCTTCCTTGGTGATCAAAGTGCGAACCGCTGTATTTACTTATTACATCTGCTCTAGGCCCATGTTTGTTTAAGTTAGCTTGATAGTTTCTTAAAGCTTCCCAATCATGTCTACCAGGGTCTGACCATTTAGCTCTACGCTCATCTCCTTTCCCCGATTCTCTTGTGGACTCACTAGCAATGTCTTGTATGTCCACTCTTGCGACAACCCTATCTAAAGTGCTACCCATTCCACTTGCTGTACTTTCTAAACTAGCCACCATTTCTGTAGCTGTATTACAAATTGATAGCCAGCTTGTTCTTGCTCGACCTGACAAACTTGCTAGAGATATCAACGCTTTTACATGACGTGCGTTGTAAAAATCATCTTTGCCATTAATTTTTTTATCAATATCTTTGAGTGCGGCTTTGAATAAATTCCCAAGTAATATGCTATTATCTTTAATTATCAAACCATCTACTGCCGCTTCTATTTCTTCTTTTCTTTTATCTCCTTCTTTTCTTACGCTATTACGTAGTAAACGAGAACGGCGAAAATTAGCCTTCAAATTTCCCCCGTGATAGTGCATCAAACTTCTAGCTTGTTTAAACGCAGCAGGGTAAATACTTTCATTACTTGCTAATTTATCATCCGCATGTTTCATTCCCGCTTCTCTTAAACTCTTTTCATCCTTTAGTCGAGTGTCTAAAGCACCTTCTTTTTTTGTATCAATCGGTGTTGACTCAAGAGTTTTTTGGTCTTGTAAAAGTTTCTTGATGGGCTCTACCCCAATCCCTGCACTGTATATACCCGGAATCCCAGTAAATACAGGGATGGATAAAAGTCCCTCTTTACTAGAAATGTTGACAAGGTCTAAACTATCTTTAAAAGAACCAATTTCAGCCATTGAATGTTTTACAGTCCATGTTCGCATATCTTTAACTAACTCGTCAGGAAGTACGTTATCTCCAAAAAGTCCTTTCCTAGCATCTGATTGTGTTTTAGTAATATCGTTTCGCACTTTCATCATTACTGAATCTACAAATATATTTTTTAAATTTTTAACTTTGTGAGGGTCGAGGTCTTTTTTTTGATCTTCAATAAGTTGTGCTGTAGCTTTTTTAATATCCTCTTTCCTTCCTTCAATAGCCCTTTTTAAATCCCCTGACCCTTGTAATTCTTCTAGCCATAAACTTACTAAAGATTGTTTGATTCCATCTTCTTTTAGTATGGTTGCCAACTCACTAGCGGAGTATCCTGTTATTCTTTGCATTGCTATTGAGTTATTACTTTTTAAAAGGTCATACAACTTTTTTATCCCTAGTTCTCCTGAGGATCTAAACATGGATTTAAAGTTTGTATCTCTCACAACATTAGCGTGGATTTTCATTTGCGCTTCAAAGACACTATCCGCAGTTTTGGTATCCGCTCTAGTTCCGTTTCCAACCATATCAAATAACTCTACGTGACCTTTGCTCCTTAGCTCTTTAGTAATGCCACCAGAATTAGTTGGGTTAATGTTTTTAGAAATGTACGCTTTTAATGTGCTCACCGATGGCCCACTTGCTAATAAAGACACTAGTCCGGAAACGAAACGGGAAGGGTCCATGCTTGTTCCGTACTGCGGTTTTTTTGGGCCGTCTAATTTTCCTTCTGGATTTTCAGCTTTATGATTTCTGGTAAAGGTTTTATTCTTTGCATCTGCTGAAGCAAAAACCGATTTTACATCTGCTGTAAATCGAGCAATATTTGCAGCACCGGCATGATTATCTCCCGTTATCTCTTTTAGCCAAGGCTCTAAATGCTTGGCTCTTTTCCCATCACTGTCTGAGTTTAGTAGGTTCTTGATCGCACCTTGTCTACTAACGTTGGCTGTTCTCCAAGCTTCAAAAGTTTTTTGGTTATATTTATCGGGCATTGCTATTATTTGATTAAGCCTGTTTTTGACCTCAGAAGAGCTATAATTGTCCGAATGTAATGCTCTTACTAACTGCTCTATTTGGTTTTCATAATTCATAAGTACACCATTTCCTCTTGTATCTAAACTCGTTATATCTCATAATATCAATAATAAGGATCTTTATTATAAGGTATACATATGGCAAAACGTAAGCGTAAATTACGGATCCCTCCTGACCAAGCTTCAGACAGGGACCTGTCAACGCTTTTATCCTACGGTCCCTCTTTTCTTCCGTATGTAGCTGCATGGACTGATTCAAGAATTGAACAGGTCCGGAACTACAAGCATTGGATCTACATTGCTATCCGTACCATAGCCCGCCAAATTGCTTCCCAAGTCCCTAACGTTTCATGGACATTTCACAACTCCCAGTCAGTCCCCCGTTCCAACTTCCTTAAAAACAAAGCATTAATCCCCCTTCTAACCCATGAAGACTTAGAACCTGTACCTGACAAGCACCCCCTGCTTCGGCTCCTCAAAGATCCCAATGACCCCGATACTTCCTATGACCTTTGGTACGAAACCATTTTGTTTCACCACTTAACCGGCATTGCGTATTGGTGGATGCCTAAGAACAAATTTGGACTCCCCGCCGCTATTTGGGTAGTACCCTCCCATTGGATGTGGCCTATCGTAGGGCAAGACAAGCTTATCGAAGGATATGAGATCCGTCCTATCGAAGGCAATTACTTCCGTAAGTTTCTTCCTGTAGATGAGATCGTCGTTTTCAAAGACAAGTCCCCCATTTCAAAGATAGATGGATTCTCCCCCTTAACGGCTGGTGCTCAGTGGGGCGATACGATGGACATGATCAACCGATCCCGTTGGCATGCCTACAAGAACGGTACGTTCCCTACGGTAGCTGTTCAATTCGATGGAAAGTTTCAAGACCCTTCCGATGAAGACTTGAAAAGGATTGAAGCTAAATTTATGTCACGCTACACAGGCGAGACAAGAACCAACCGGCCAATGTTTCTACCTCCTGGTGTTTCAGTTAACCCTTTGTCCTTAGGCATTAACCAAATGCTTTTTGGTGAAACTGCAACCGAGGTTCGAAACAACATTCTAGCATTGTTTGGTGTACCGTCTTCTGCTGCCGGATTATCTAATGATATGTCTTACGGTTCAGTTATGGCTTCCCATGCTGCCTTTATGCAGCAGACCATTAACCCTATCCTTAGATACTTTGGTCAGGTCATCACCGAAAAAATAGCAAGAAACTACGATGATTCTCTTAAGGTTTGGTGGGAAGACATTACTCCGCACGATCCTGAGTTGGTTGAAAAACAAATTCAAACAGACCTCATGTGCGGCGCAATTACACCAAATGAAGTGCGTATTATGAGAGGTCGTCAACCCTATCCTACCGACTGGGGTAACACTCCGATCCTTCCTGTTAACGTTGCGAGTAGTCCTATGGGCGGTCAACACGCCCCTGTCTCCGCTCCTTTATCCAATCCTAATGATAATAAAGAGGTATAGTCATGGGTAAATTTGAACTTCCAAATTCGATAGAAACAGCTAGTCCCGATGTAATTCGGTCATTCATAAGGGACCGTAAAAACTACCAAGCTAAGGAAACCCGTAAGCTTGGTGCATTTCCTATGCCTGCCGAATATATTCGAAACATGGCTCATACTCTAGGGGAGTCTAGCTCTTCTTTACTGGGCCTAGATGCTAATGACGCAGAAGATCCTAAGGTTGATACAACTCGAATGACCGCACGTTTTGTAATCACAACGGCATCTAAAGATCGTCATGGTGATATCGTATTGCCGAGAGGTTGCGTATCCCATCTTAAAAACTACACCCGAAATCCCCGTGTATTTTTTGCCCATAAAACGGACGACCTACCGATCGCCTCCGCTAGGGATCCAGACGGCAATCTTGCTTTAGAGATATATGATGACCGGATTTACTCCACCGCTTATTTCCATGGAGAAACCCGTGAGTCCGAACTAATCTTCCGATTGATTGCCCGCAAAGAATTACAAGCGTCTTCTATTGGCTTTTTGCCTATTAGGGCAACGTTTATTGAATCAGAGGATGAAGACCTTATCGACTTAGAGACTGGCGAAGACATTATCGACTTCCGTTCGGACAGTACTAGGTCTATGCCTTGCCTCCGATTCCTTGAGTGGGATATGATCGAATGGTCTGTAGTCCCTATCCCTGCAAACCAAGACGCTTTAGCTGCCCACCTCTCCCGTGGACATATCGAAGGAGAAAAAATATCCCCTTCCGTTCGTAGGGCTTTATCTCATTACATGCCCAAAAAAACAAAAACAGTTGTATCGTTTAATGAGCCTTCTTCTCTCCCTACTAAAGCGGTTGAAGTTAACCACAAAGACACGAATGTGGAATGGGATGGGCCTGTTCAAAAAGAGAACGCTTCGTTATCGGAATACAAACAAATGACCGCATGGTTTAATGGGAAAGACTCCAAAGACAAGTCTTCGTTTAAGCTTCCTCATCACGATCATAAAACCCTCGATACCGTTTGGGAAGGTGTCCGAACCGCAATGGCTGCACTCTTAGGGACTCAAGGCGGTATTGAGATTCCAGAATTACAGCGGATTGAGGTTTACAATCATTTAGCAAAACATTATAAAGAATACTATATACCCGCTCCCGAATATCGTTTATTATATTCTATAGAAGAATTAAAAACTTTATTTCCGGACATTGATTTTAAGGAGCTTGTAACCGTGAATACAGAACAACTAAAATTTAAAAAAGACTTAGAAGCCCTTGTAGCCTCGCCTACCCAAGGTAAGTCTAAGAAAAAAGAAGACGAAGATGAAGACAAGAAAAAAGAAGTAGACGATGACGATGAGTCTGCTAAAAAGGGCGAACCCGAAGATGATGATGACGAAGTTGATGTTAAAGACAAAGCTGCCAATGAAGATGAAGACGACGATAGTGAACAAGACGGCAAAAAAGCCAAGTCTGAAGATTCTGATGATGACAAAGAAGATGAAGGCAGTGATGAAGATGAAGACGGTGATGACGACAAAGACCCTGACGAAGATACTGAAGTTGATACAAAAGATGTACTGAAATCTATGTCTGAATTAATGCATTCCATGCATGATTGTTCTACCGCTCACACCAATCTTCTTACCAGTCTTCACGACAAGATGGATCATTGCATGAACGCTTTGACTCCAAAAGAAGATGAAAAGCCAGAAGAAGATGAAATGAAAACCATCCTCAGTGCTCTTCTTACTTTGAAATCAAATCAAGACGCTCTTAACAAGCGTTTATTTGAAGCAACAGGTAGAAGGTAATGGCTAGTTTAAAAACCAAAAAACCTTCTGGTGATTGTTCCGCTTGTTCTTTTTGGGAATCCCAAGATAAGCAAGTTGGCGAATGCCGTAGGTTTCCCCCCGTTCTTATTTATTCTGTGCCTGGAAGTCATTTGCTTCCAGATGGCAGGATAGGAATTTTTCCTTCAACTTTATCCACCACTACCTGTGGTGAATTTAATTTTTTAACCCCCCTTTAAGGAGCCTTTCATGGCCGCAGAGAAGAATTTGAAACCTGTACTGGATGCCATCAACACCATTACAGAAACACAATCAAAGTTTAATACCAAGTTGGAAGAAATCGAAGTAGGCTCCAAGTCTGTTCGAAACAATTCCACCCTCAACGCTCCTCACGTGCGTAAGGGCGAAAACTCCATGGGTTCAAGAGGCTACAGCTTTGTTAAGTTGTTCGGTCTTTTGAGAGGCGAACTTTCCCCCGAAACCGCAAGGGTTGAATGGGAAATGGCTCAAAACCTTCAGAAACTTTATGTTGATCGCCTTGGCTATGCTAAAGCGCACACCAATACCGTAATGGCTCCATTCGGCTCTGCCTATATCGCTGAAATCCCCGGTGAAGAAGGCTTCGCTAAAGAAATCAGGGAAATCGTTTCCGCTGGTATTACCGGCTACGATAGAGAAGAAGTTCGTGGCATCCGTGCTAAGAACTGGGGCGTTCAAAAAGCCATGTCTTGGATCGACGAAAGTCAAGGCGGTGCATTAGTTGCTCCTCCTATCCAAGGCGAACTTATTGAACTCTTGCGTAATAACGAAGTGTTCATGAGTGCTGGTGCTCGCACCATTGCTATGCCACCAAATGGACGTATTACTTTCCCACGTCAAACCAATGCAGGAACAGCTTACTGGGTTGGTGAATCCAGTGCAGTTCAAGACTCTACCCCTGCAACAGGTGACGTGCTCTTGCAAGCTAAAAAGCTCGGTATCCTTTGCAAAGTTCCAAATGAACTTTTCCGATTTAGTTCGGTATCGGTTGAAATGTTTTTACGTGAAGACATTAGCCGTGTACTTGCTCTTCGTCTGGATAAGTCATTGTTGGAAGCTGTTGGTTCAACCAATGAGCCTAAAGGTTTGATCAATTATGCTGGTATCACCAAGCATACCTCAAGCACTGTAGGTGCAAACGGTAACACCTTCACACCAGAAGATGTTGCAAACATGATTGGTAAAGTCGAAGAACAAAACGCACAGTTTAAGTCCTTCGTCATGCGTCCTCTTATGTATGCTGCAATCGCAAATCGTCGTGCTGACGCTGTTAGTGCGAACGACAACAAGGGACCATTTGTGTTCAATATGTTCCGTGAACTGAACGCAAATATCGACTTCTCAAGAAGCACCCCTGGCAATTTGTACGGTCACCCCGTATTTAAGAGCACCCAAATTTCTGCTGGTCGTACTAAAGGTAGCGCAAGCAATCTTTCCTACGTCCTCGGTGGTGATTTTGCTGATTACCTCATTGCTATGTCGGGTGCGATTGAATTCCAAATTTCAACACAAGGTGACACACCATTTACTACCGACCAAACGTGGTATCGAGGGATCATGTATTGTGACGGCGCACCACGCCATGAAGCATCTTTCGTAATGTGTGACAACCTTTTGGTATCCTAATAACCTTTGATCTTTGCCCAGAGACTAATAATCTCTGGGCTTTACTACCCTAAATATAAGGACCTTTCACAATGCCAGCTACATTTATTGCCGATCTAAAGAATCAAGGTATGGGCGCAGCAACCATTGCACCCGTTACCGCACCCGCATCTACCGTTACCGGAGCTACTGTTGACATGCAACTATCTGACGGAGTCGTCAATGTGTTGCTAGTTACCGGAACCCTTTCTGGTGGCACAGCCCCTACCCTTGCTGTCAAAGTACAAGAGAGTTCAGACGATTCCGTTTGGACAGACCTTAAGTCTTTTGACACCATTTCTGGTGCTGACCTTAGTGGCCAGTTCCAGTTCTTGGGTAAGCTTCTTCGTAACAAACAGTACCTTCGTGCTGTTGCAACAGTAACCGGTGCTCCAACCGCTTTGCCCTTGTCTGTTGTAATCATTGCAGGCAAGAAAATTGCAGGCACTGGTAATGGTGCGTTAGTTAGCTAAGCAGTAAACTTCAACCCCGGATATATCATGCTCACTAGCCTCCCACAGCTTAAGGCATTCTTAAATATTCCGGGGTCTGATACTGCCCAAGACCGCCAAATCAAAGCAATCCAATCTGCTGCCGAATCTATCGTTTTGTCTCGCATCAAACGAAACATAGAAAAAAACACCTACACCGAATACTACGCTGGTAACTCGCAAAGATCGATTGTACTTCGCAATCGACCCGTCCTTTCTATTCAAAGTATTAACGAAGATTTTAACGCTTATAACGGAACACGTGAAAGTTCTTTTCTTCCTGCCAGTTTATTAACCCAAGGTTACCATTACGTTTTAGATGTAGACACGGGAACAACCGAATCTAAGTCTGGGTTAGTCATTCGTATCGGTGGTGTTTGGATGGAAGTAGGGAGGGTTTACTTCCCCGGCAAATTGTCAGCGGAAATAGGGCCTACCTACGGCAATCTAAAAGTCAGCTACACCGCTGGATTTGAAGAGGTTCCTCAAGACCTCCAATATGCCGTTTGTCTTTTAGTTTCTTTTATGCGTCGTAATGTAAATGTTGGTGGGGTTTTAGCATCCGAAAAAATTGGGGATTACGAATACAAGTTATTTGATCCTTCATTGAATGCAACTAATCCTATGATTGCTTCTGTGGATCAAATCCTTACAAGATATAGGGAGCAATCCCTGTAATGTTTTCAACGCACCTTCTCAACCAATTGATAACTCTTGAACGACCTTTGATAACGATTGACGCTTCAGCCGGATCAAAAAGGGAAGTTTGGGAACCCGTACCCGACGCTGTAAACATTTATGCATCTATTCAGCCTGTTTCTAGTAAGATTAGACAAGAGTATGCTTCCCGCCAAATAGTAATTACCCACCGTATTTACCTTAGCTCGGATCTTAAATCTAAACGTGGGGATCGTATAAGACTTGTAGGCAGCGAAACCTATTATTTAATAACCGGATTTTTTAATCAAGCGGGTAAGAATTCCGTCTACATGATTGAGGGACGGGAGGTTGTTCCCTAATGCCTCTTCCCCTTCCAACCCTCACTCTCTCTCGAACTAACGCTACGTCTTATGGTTGCGCTTTAACTTTTCCTGCTGGGTATACTTGTGATCTGTATGTTCGCACGACAGATAACCTTAGTAGCCAATATTATTATTTTGCATCTATCTCCGCTTCTGGGGTTATAAACGTTACAGGAAGAAACGCATATTCTTACCAGCAAATTTTTGCGATAACTAAAGACGCTCAAGGGTCAATATCTTTACCCGCTTTTTCTTCTATAGACTTAAACGAACCTGACTCTATTCTTAGTGCCATAAAAAGTAAGTGGTACTCCAACTCTGCCCTGTTAGCAAAGTTCCCCGGAGGGTTGTTTGCTAACGAAGCTCCCGAATCAATAGATAAAAAAGCACTTGTGATGCCTTATGTCATTGTTCGAGACAGCGACAGGGACTTTACCTTTTTGATGGAGAGTCTTTATTTTGAAGGTACAAACTTAGAATTCATCTGTTTTGCGCCAGGAGCTTTCTTGGCCGATGAGTGTATCGACTTGATCCGATCCCATTTTGATTGGCAACCCATCACTTTTAAACAAGGAACCACTAAATCGGTTTCTGTCCAGCCGGTGAAGCAATCTGTTGGTTCTGAAAATTTTAGGTATAAAGATGGTAATTTAATCTATCGGGGATCTGTAACATACGATATTATAGTAACTAGGACATTATAGTTTTTTACTAAGGAGATTTTTAATGGCTACTTCGCTATCTATTTCTGGAATTAAAGCTGGTTTTAGCTGGGGTTTTTCAAAAACAACCAATGTTGGAAGTGACACTTCTAATTCCGGTTCTTTTGGCTACAGTGCTAGTCTTTCCCAAGGCACTGGTGCAAATGCAGCAAACAAATTTTACGCAGATGAAATCACCATTGCGGGTGGTGCTTCCGTAGATTTAGACCTTGCTGGTGTGTTGGTTGACGTTTTTTCAGCCACAACCACTTTTACCAAAATCCGATTAATTTATATTGAGGTTGTAGTTTCCGATGCTAGCACCGGAGACTCTATTTCAGTAGGTGGCTCAACCGCTGCTTTCTCAAGTTTCTTGGGTGATGCTACTGATAAAATTAAAATTAAGAATGGTGGCTGTTTCCAGCTTGCTTGTAAAGATGCTGCTGCTTATGCAGTGACAGCTACAACCGGTGACATTCTTAAAATCATCAACCTCGACAGTACCCTCCCCGTTGTAGTTCGAATTGGACTTGCAGGGGAGTAGTTTACTTTTTGATCTTAATCATTAACTTTAGGAGTATTTTTAATGGCTACAGCAATTTCCGGTTTTCGTGGTCGTGTAACTGTTGCAGGGATTGCCCCAGCATACGCTGAGAGTAACTTACTTGCTACCAAATGGTCTGTAACTTACAAAACTGAATTACAAGATTGTTCAAGTTTTGAAGAAGAAACGGGGGGTGCTAACGGTGCTATTACCCCGATTAGTCGATATGTTCAATCCATGTCGGATCTTGAATTCAATCTAGATGCTTTTTACGACATTGAACTTGGCATTATACCTTCGCTTAAGCCCGGTGCTAGGATTAAATGCCAATTGTATACTAATAAAGCACCTGAAGCTAAATATGGTAATTTAGCTGCTGCTAATAATCCTTCTATAACTCGTAAATTTGAGTTTGAGGCTTTGGTTGAAAACCTTACGGTTGATACCGAAGTACGTGGTGTAATCAAATACACCATCTCTGGTAAAGTATCTGGTGGTACAAGTATAACTTTGGCTTAATAATGTTTAACTTTGTTGAGGAGGCTTAAAAACCTCCTCAATAATTGAAGGGGCATTTATGGCCGTATTAATGGGATATGACGGCAGAGTGGTTTTAGCGGGTCAAGTCATGCGGGCTAATAAATGGACAGTAGACTACTCAGTTGAAACAGAAGATATGACAAGCACTCAAGGTGCTCAAGCTTCCACTGCTCAAAGAGTAGACGCTTCGGCTTACAAATTTAATACTAAATATGCCATTCCAAAGGTTTGCGATATTAGCGCAACAATTGAAGCTTTTTATGACACAATTGCCGTGAATCAAAACGGGGTAGGACGGTTCACTAATTGGATTACAGCAGGACACAGCGTTCAACCCGGCAAGGAATACCCGTTACAATTGTTTCCAAGTAAGACAGTATTACCGGGTGCTTATTGGCACTTTCAAAAATTTCTTATTACACAAATAACGATGACGGTAGAAGTTCGTGGAATCGTTAGGATGGTTTTTAGCGGGAAAAACAATCATCCAGACTATGACATAATTTTCCTGTAGGAGTTTAAAATGGCTGAGATTTCGAGAGCTTTGGGATTAGGAAGTAGTTTTGAACATGACGGTAAAACGTACACATGTTCCCCGTGGACATACAAAATCCAAGGTGAGTTTGAAAGGTATTTAGAAGATCACGCAGTTCGCATAGCAAAACGTATGCGTCAGTATTTAACAGCAGAAGAGTATTCTGACCTTATTGCTAAGACTCAAAAAGACATTGCAGAAGGTTACTATGCATTTGGATCCCCGCCTTGTATGCGAGCCATGCAGACGTTGACCCACTTTAAGAAAATCCTTTTTCTTTGTCTTACTCCAAACCATCCTGAGATCGAAATCAACATTGTTGATGAATTGGTACAGAGCCGTTTGGAAGAGATGATGAATAAGGTTGGGGAAGCAAATAACGACCCAAACCCGAATGGTCCGGAGGCAACTCAGAACCAGGCCGCCGGATAACTGTAGCAGGTATTTTTTCCGCTTTAGTTAAAGAGCCTTTCAATCTTAGCATGGAAGAGATTGGTTTATTAACTCCTTATCAGATTAAGAACGTTTTCTTTAGACCAAAAGAAGCGGACGAACCTATTGGGCAATTGCAAAGCGAAAAAGAAATCTTTTGGAAGGTTCATAGGGACTGGAAAAGTTTATCGGAAGAAGAGACACAAGCATTATGGACTAAAGGTCAAGCCGATAATCAAAAGTTCATTGATGAAGCAATTAAGAAACAAAACGAAAAACAGGGGTAATTGTCATGGCAAGTCAAGGTGACGGACACAAGAACCCCAAACTTTCCCAAGTTCCTTATACAGGACAGGAAGCTGTCCGAAAGATATTTGAGAACTTTTCTCAGATGTCCGCTTCTCTTTCCCGCTTTAGTGTTCAGCTAGATGCTATTCAAGAGTCTGCCAAAACCATTGGCATCGAGTTTTCCCACCTCGCATTTATAATGCATTCCGCTAGGTCACACTTTAGTAAACCTAGCGGATCTTCATCTCCTCACCGCATGGATCGTCAATCAGATCACGATCACTTTAACCAATTCGCTTTCCGTGAACTTGGTAAAATCCGTATCAAGCAACAAATCGCAAAAGAAACAGGAACGTCAGATTCCACGAAAGACGATGCTCAGCGCCTTAAAGATCACGAACAGTTTTTACGTGACAAAGCGGAGATGACGAAGAACTATTACGAAAAAATAAAAACCGCAAAAACAACTGCGGGTACTGCCGAGTTTGCAGAAGAAGAAAAACGTCGTGCTGAAGACAAAGCCTCACATGAAAAATATCTTGCTGACAAAACAAAACTAACACAAGACTATCACAATGCGGTCAAGGCAAAGAAAGCTACCCCCGGCACACCTGAGAACACAGCGGAACAAGCTCGCTTAAAAGATGAAGAGAAGGATCATTTAGCTTACCTTGTTAAAAAAGCTGAGATGACCAAAGCCTATTACGAAAAAATAAAGACCGCTAAAAATACAATTGGAACGACAGAAAACACAGCGGAACAATCTCGTTTAAAAGACGAAGAAAAAGATCATTTAGCTTACCTTGTTAAAAAAGCGGCAATGACTAAAGACTATTACGAAAAAATAAAGACCGCTAAAAACACAATTGGAACAGTAGAAAACGCTGAAGAACAAAAGCATCGTAATGAAGATAATAAAGCCCATTTAGAATACCTTGCCCAAAAATCTAAATTAACAAAAGAATATCATGAAAACATAAAGTTAAAAAAGAGTACTCCCGGCACTCCCGAAAACGATAGTGAAAAAGATCGTTTAAAAGACGAAGAAAAATCTCAATTAGAATACCTTGCTAATAAGGCAGAAATATCTAAAAACTATTATGAAAAAATAAAAAACGCTAAAAAAACCGTTGGGACTGCCGAATTTGCGGAAGAGGAAGCACGTCGTGCTGAAGACAAAGTTGCACATGAAAAATATCTTACGGACAAATCCCAATTAACAAAAGAGTATCACGCAAGCGTAAAGTTGAAAAAGGCAACCCCCGGTACTCCCGAAAACACTTCTGAAAAAGCCCGCATAGCTGAGGGGGAAAAAGCCCATTTAGAATACCTCAATAAAAAAGCTGCCGACACCCAAAAGTATTATGCCGATGCCAAAGCTGCCAAAGCCGCTAGTTTACTAGACCCTACTAGCGACGCTTCTAAAACCGCTGCTTCAGACCAAGCGGCTTCTTTAGCCTTGTACACTGCATGGCTTCAAAAAAAGAAGCAACACTCGGAAGAATTTTATGCTGGTGAAACAGCACGAAAGAAAAAAGAAAGCCTGGTTATTGATTTAGGTACTGGCAATACAAAACAAGAAAACGATGATCTCGAAAAGATTGCTCCGTACCTTGCTTTTTTGCAGCTAAAAGTAAACAAGGCAAAAACATTTTACGACCTACAAAAAAAAGCCAGAGAATTACAAACAAAGACTGAACGAGACGAGCGTAGAGCAAAGCAAGCTCCTCTTGCAAAACCGTACCAAGACCGAAAAAACGCTGCTAAAGATGCTGGTGATACGCACACGATGATTGACGAATTTGGGGAAGATCGCATTGCCCCCTACGTTGATTTTTTATTCGCTAAAGAAGAAGAATTAAGCGCCCATTTAAGACGTATGCAAGGTATTAAAAAAGGTGGTTTTGCAGAAGATGTAAAACATACCGGTGCTGGTATCAAGAAGGATAACGATGATAGTGATTGGAAACCAAGAGAACGGATGGCAGAAAAAGAACGAGAGGCTTTAGGAGATACCCTTGGTGTATCTGCTTCTTACTCGCAGCCTTTACAAGAGTACATGTCTTACTTAGGTTTAAAAGAATCTGTTTTATCCGCACACTTAACTGCAATGGAAAGTATTAGAAACAAAGCTAAGACCCCTGAGCAACTGGAGCGTATCGAGCAAAAAAAGAAAACCAAAGAAGAAAACAAAATTAAAGATGCGGATCCTAATTATAAAAAGTCTGATGATAAAGATCGAATTGAAGAAGAAAAATCTTATTACGTAAAGTTTATTGAAGACTTACAAACTTTTTATGACAAGAAATATTCCGTTACGATGCTGGGTGAAGAACGAATGGATGGGCTTTGGTCTTCAATAAAGTCTAAAAGAAAATCCGGTAAAAAAGACGTAGATGCCATTATCAATCCTGACCCCAAAAATCCTTTAGCCCCAGAAGATAATAAGGTAGGTAAGAAAAAAAAGGGATCAAAGAAAGATAAGCAAGAATTTACTGAGGCTGTCAAACAATCTGATATTTCTGAGAAATATATCATAGTGGTTGATACCGAAACTGCATCTAAAAGTGGTACTAAGGTGGGCACAGATGAGTATTTTAGATCCGCTGAAATCATACAAGTTGCAGCTAGTGTCATTGATAAAGCTACGGGTAACGTTGTTAAAAGTCTAAATATTTTTGTGGATAAGCCAGATACTCACTCTCTTGCCGAAAATGATAAGTTTGATAATCTTCGTAATGCGTATAACGCTGCCCCTAAGGTTAGTAAAGATGAAGCTGCTACTATCTTAAGTAGTTTTCTTGATGAATTTGAAGGTAAAGAGGGTGGAATGGTTGGGGTGGCTAAAAGCTCATTTGATCAAAAACTGGGTAAAAATGCAGGCCATGAAGATGAAACTGATCCTTTAAAAAATCAGCTTAAGAGAATACTTCCTAGTACCGAACAAGAACGAAATGATTCTAGTGTTACTAAAACAGTAGATTTAGCTTCTTTATTAAAACAGTTAATTACTTTTCAAAAGAAAGCTAATGTCCTTCTGGGAAAAGACCCTCACAGCGAAATACAAGACGCTTTAAACGAAGTTCACGCAAAACGATTGGATGATGCTGAGTTTCCAGAAGATGCCAATGTTGCTAGAGCTAATGCGGCGAAAGATAAACGAAACGACTATGAAGGCAAGACCGACTTTACTATTGAGGTTCTTGCAGAACATTTTGGTGTTGAGTCCGTAGCTCATGATGCTAGCGGTGACGTAGCAGCAGAAGGGCTGGTCTTTCTTAAAATTTTAGAACAGATGCAAGCTCTTCCCGAGTCATTAGATACTAGAGGGCCTAAAACTAAAGCGGAAGACAATGCAAAAATAGATTCTAATGTTGGTGCTCTTGCTGAGTTTATGAAGGGTATTAGGGAAAATATTGGTGGTATTAAATCGCAATCAACACAAAACTTTAAAGAACGTGTTTCGGGAGATGATATTTTTGTTTCTGCTATGAGTGTGTTAGAAAGTATTTTAGCTCCTTTAGTTGGATCGTTTGCTAAATTTAAACCCGAAGATGTAAAAGATTATTATCCAAACAGTATAGAGGCACGTAATAAAGATGCTATTGAAGAGGGGCAGGAGGAGAATTTTGAAGACAATGTTTCAAGTTTAATTGATAGCTTAGGAAAACAATTAGGAATTAGTATTCCAAAACTTTTTAAAGTTATTTCTATTCATGCTGGTGAGTCAATAGAGGGGACAGGAAAAAATAAAGGTGCTTCTTATTCGGGTGCAGTCCACCGTATAAAAGAAAAAGGTAGCGATCAATTTTCGCAGGGTTTAGAGCTTGCCGTTCCTCCTAGTGCTTTTGAAAAAGGCAATGAAGCACAACTAGCACAAGTCCGAGCTTCCCTGTTAGAGGAAGTACTTCACGGACTACTGAATAAAACAGGCTCTCCTGTGAGTCTTGAAGGCGGTCAAAAAGAACTATTACAAGCAATTGTTACGTCTGGTGAAGGCGTTGATGATAATGCGTTTTCGGATACGACTACAGATTCTAATGGTAAAAAAGTTAAAAAGGGTTATTTATCCGACCCGCAAGAATTGATTATGGCGGCAGTCATTAAGATGTTTTCCGGAGCCAATATACCGGACCTTATTAAAGCTAAAGCCCCTAAAGATAAAAACGTTCAATTTGCTTTATCCACTATTAATGTTACCAAGCCTCTTCAAGCTTTTATAACCAGAGCATTTAAAAGCCTCAAAGTCCCCGTCATTTCTGCTGCCGTGTTAGGCAGTTTAATGGTAGGCATGGCTGGGGGTGCTGAAAGTAAACCTCTTGAGAGTCACATTCAAGACTCAAGGGTAGAAGCTCAAGTAGAAAAAGACCGTGTTAGAGATGTAATAGAGAAACAGGAAGAAGAGAGAGAAGTCGCTGGATTACCTCCGAGAGTAGAACCACAATCAAAGCCTATTTCAACTCCCGCTCAAGTCGAAGCAGCCAAGAAAGCAGCGGCTGCAAAACATTCTGCACAAATCCAAGCAGTAAGAAACCAGCAGCAACAAGCAGCCGCCCTTGCAGCCTTCAATGCACCTTCAATGCCCCTGACAGATACACAGGCTCCCGCAGGAGGTTTGGGTGGTGGAGCGGCTGCAAACCAATCTGGTTCTGTTGTTTTTGGTAACACCCCAACTACACCCCCGCCAAATGTAAATAAAAACGTAGCTCTTGCCGACTTACCTTTTGCCCTTGTCGACAGTGTTACTGACGGCGATACCGTAAAGTTAACGATTAAATTTGCCGACGGTTCTACCCAACAACTTAGTCTTCGTATGTACGGCTACGATGCCCCTGAGTCTAAGGGCGACAAGTGGCAAGAACAGCCCGGAGCTAAAGCAGCAAAAGCGGCGCTTGCTAAATTACTTACCAACAAAAAATTAAAGTTAAAGCTTAAAGGGGTTTCCCATAATCGTAGAGTTGGCGATTTAATTGACGCTGATTCGGGTCAGTCGATAAGTCAGCAGATGGTTGCTGAAGGTCACGGCATGCCGTACATGGTAGAGCCTCAAGATGAAGCTGCCTTTGCCGCTGCTAGAAATCAAGCAGCAAAAGATAAAAAAGGACTACACGGTCAAAAGGGCGCAGAGCCAATAGCCCCCGAAACTTGGAGAAGCCCCCGGTTAAGCCCAGAGTTTCGTCAACATCATATTGAACAATTTAATGCAGCTAACGGTATAGTCCCGACCCCTGAAGTAGTCCCTCCCCCAATTCCAATAGTCCCGCCTGTTGTCCCAATAGTTCCACCGGAAATACCCGCTGAAGTACCGCCCATAGTTCCTGTAGTTCCACCCGTAGTTCCAATAGTACCACCAGTAGTTCCAGATATACCTGTAGTAGCACCATCAGCCGTGCCTCCTGTAGTTCCACCTTCGGCTGGTCCTACTGAAGGCGGTAATTCTTCCATACCGTTTCTTGCCAAATTAATAGCTTCTATTTTTGCGCTTAGTGCGAGTGGAGCAGCATTAGCGGGATTCTACGATGTAGGTGGTACGAAAAAACAAGACAAGATAAAAGAAAAAATTGAGCTTGCGAATAAAAAACTTAACCGGTTAAGAAAAGATTTTAATGAATTATTAAGTATTAAAAAAATTAAGGTCGGAAATAAAGAAGACACGACACAAGTGTCTGGGTTGATTCTTACTACCTTAGACGACATGATCAAAGAGGCTACTAGCAAGCTAGGTTTAGAAAAAGAATTACAAGCCAATATTGACGGTAGTGACACTAGCCCTGGTATTAAAACGGCTAGTACTTATTTAAACAGTTTGATACAAAGAAAAGAAAAAACACTCAACAGTATTAATACCCCCGTAGTAAACCCTACAGCTACACCGAAACCAAAAAAGAAACCCGCAGCTACAACACCCGCAGCTAAGCCAGCGGCTGCATCTGGGCCAAAACCAGTTTCTCCTTTAGCTTTTAGTTTTCCAACTTCCACATCATCGATAGTTCCACCCGAAGCACCCGCAGCGTCTGGCACAGGAAGCGGTTCTTCCCCACAAGCTATTTCGGTTACGTGTGGAGCTTGTGGAGCGACGTACAAACTACCTATTTCGGCAGCAGGGAAAAAGGTAAAATGCCCACGCTGTAGTGCTGCAATAGAAGCATCTACTGGTAAGCCCGTTACCCCAGCTACCCCCGCTTCTACAGCAGGGTCATCGCCCGTTAATCCAGCAGCAGCAGGGTCTACAGCGGGACCTGTTCCAACAGCGGGAGCTACGACGGAACCCGTAGTAGGAACACCTCCAATAGTCACAGCGGGGTCAACTCCCGTAACCGCACCGGTAAATACAGCAGAACCCGATTTTGCAACGAAAAGAATAGATTCAAAGCTATTGGAATCTTCTACAGATGACGAGTTGGTTGCATTGCTTGATGGGATTAAAAAATACGCAAGTGAAATATTAAAAAATGGAAAAGCAACGGCTAACCCTTTGTTCTTAAAGCTTGCCCGTGCTAATGGGAATCTTATAATAGCTCAGTTAAATGAAACTCGTAGAGCAGCTAAAGCCGCTTCTGCCGCCGCTGCTGCTAGTGCCAGTGCTACAAAAGCAGACGCTGATAAAGAACCAGAAGTAACTAAAGATGCTACTACTAAAGACGCTGCTAAAACTAAAGAAGCTAGTGCCGAAGATAAAGACAAGTTTGAGATTAAGAATCCTACAGTCCCTGCAACAGATAAGTTTAAAGAGCAAATCCCCCTTACTCTTGGCGAAGCGATTGCCGAAACATGGAATCGTCTTTCGGGTCAAGCCTATAAAGAACCTGTTCAAGAAGACGCTAAAGAACCTGGTGATGAAAAAGGCTTTTTCCAAAAACATGTTGAGGGTGTAACAACCAAGAAGGTTGAAAAAGCCCATGACGATGCTAAAGACGCAGAAGGGTTTTCAAAAAATGTTAATGTAAAAGATGAAGAGGATCTTATCCTTTTTGGAAAAGCATTAACCAAAGCTGATGATTCTGTTAATACTGCCATTGATTCGATTACAAATCACATAGGTATCTTTGGTGATTCTTTAGACCCCGAAGAACTAGAGTTGTGGAATAAAGAATTACAAGACCTAGAAATCAAAGCTCAGCTTTTACGAGATGCTTTAGTTGCTACAGCTAAAGCATTAGAAAAATTTGCAGTTGCTGTAGACAGCGATGATGACGAAGAAGAAACACCCGTTCCACAAAGAGGAGTACCAAACAAAGGTTCTACTCCCCCGCCAAAGAAAAAGCCAGCACCGGTTAATCCCGCATCGACAGGAGCACCGGCAAGTCCGACTGCAAACCCTGCTCCAAAAGGAGGATCAAAACCAACCCCTCGCTATGGACACGATTCGAGTGTTAAAGGTAGTGGTATTTTAGGTGACGATGAGGCTTTTGATTATGCTGCCGATGAGGCACAAGCTCAAGTCAATAGAAGTCAAGCGTGGGACGATGAAAACCATGCTATTAAGTTAGAGGAAGTAGAAGCAGAACTTGCAGGGGGAAGTGCCCCAACTAAAAATCCCACAAAAATCGGTGATGATGCTGAGGAAATACCCGATGAGTACATTGAGCAAAATGCTATTGAAGAGCCAGAAGAAGTTGCAGCAGAAAATATAGCTAATGACGATTATGAACTTGACAGTGACAATTACGAAACTATAAATGCAGATGATTCTTCTGATCTTGACTCGCCCGTTTTTTCTACATCTTCAGCAACTCCCACTACGTCTAAGCCGAGTTCCACTTCGGTTTCTAAACCTCCTGTTGTAAATGCACCAGAAGAAATTGCAACTCCCGAATTATCAGACCCCGATTTTTCGGAAGCGTTAGAAGACGAAAATGACCAGGGTCCGCAAGAAGGTTTAGAGATGGGTTCGGAGTGGGATCTAAATACAAATGATTTTGAAGAAAACCCTTTTGAGTTAGATTTTGACGACTACGATGTAAATAAAGATGACAAAAGAGTGGAAGATGAAGCTGCTGCGCAGAAAGAAGTAGAAGCCAATTATACACCAAATCAAAAAAAGTTTTGGGAAGATATAGCTAAGGAAAAAGAAGAGGAGGAGGAAAGGGCAGGGTTGTCGTCAGGTTTAAGTACTGGTGATAGAACGAAAGAATGGCTAAGAAATAAATTGATTAACCAATTACTAGGAGAAAGAATAAGGGATGGACTTGAGGGAGAAGATGCGGAAGACAGAAAAGATGAAATCAGAGAAAGGCTTTCTAAACAATATGATGTTTTAGATGATAATTATGATCTTGCATCGTCGCCACCTTTAGAATTAGACAAAGACCTCGATAAACCAAAAGATAGTCTTGATATTTATAAGAGCATGGGCGGTACTATTGGGTACGCTTCAGACGGAACTTCCGTTGAAAAGCCCAGTATTTTTGGTGGCATCTTTAACAGCATTTTCGGGAAGGCAAAACCAAAAAAGAAATGGAAGCCCCCTACTAATTACCATCCGACCAAAAACAATTGGGACACAGACACCAACTTTGAAAACAAATATCGTTCTGGTGGCGGCGATATTGAAAAGAAGGGGTTCTTTGGCAATATATTCGATAACATTTTTGGTGAAGCTAAGCCTAAGAAAAAATGGAAGCCTAAACCAAACAAAGAGATGGTTAAGAATAATTGGAATACAGATGATACATTTGAAAACAGTTACCGTGCTCTTGGTGGCGATGTAAGCAATAAAAAAGACAATAGTAAATCCTTAAGCGACTTGATTTTCAAACCTAGGGGTTCTGATACTGTCCCTGCAATGACCCCTGAGGGTCAACCTTACATGTTAGAAAAGGGCGAACGTGTTATTAAACGTTCTGAGTCTGAAAAGAACAAAGACCTTTTAGATAACATCAATGACGGCAAGATTAAAAAACCTCCTGTTTACGCTGCAAGTGGCACAACCGCTGGTGGTAGTAAAGGTGGCTCTTCCAAAGGTGGCTCAAGCGGTTCGTCTAAAGGCGGTTCTTCCAAAGGTGGTTCTGGGGGTGGTACTCCTCCTCCAGCAACTAGACCTACCTCAATGGGTAGTTCTTCTGGGGATCCTTTAGCTCCCCTCGGAGCATGGGTTAAAGATTTTATTGCAAATTCTAGGGTTGGAGTTATTGGTGGATCCTTCATGGCTTTGGGTAAAGCCGTTCAAGGAGCCATGTATTCCCTTGGCAATTTTGTTAAAGGTGCTAGTCCCGATACGTTTTCAACCCTACAAGGCTCTATCGCTTTATTAACCGGAAGCATTGGCATTGGTTTAATACCCGTGTTCTTAAGAGCTTCTTCTATTATTCAAGGTTGGGCAAAAGACATTCAGAACGGCACAGGAGTTATGGGTGGTTTAGTAACAGGAGTTACCAAATTTATTGACAGCATTGATCAAGGGACTCTTGAATTTTTAGTAGGGGTTGGACTTTTTGTTGCTGGCCTTACCATGTTTGCCCCAGTCCTTGGAATTGTAATTCCAATTATCACAGGATTAGCAGCGGGCTTCTCTTTACTTTCAATGCCACTGGTAGCGTTTGGAGTTTTAGTTGTAGCCATCTTAGATAAGGCTGGATTATTAGGACCCGCTTTAAACATGTTAGTGAGTGGTGTTTCTTTTGTAGTTTCTGCTTTAGCTACGGGAGTTGGAATTATTGTTTCTGTCGTTGGAACTTTGCTAGGTGCTGTTACGTCTTTCGTCGGGTTTTTTGTAGGCATTGGTGCTTCGATTGGTGGTTATATTCTCGGTCTTTTCTCACCATTAGCTCCATTTTTTAATATGTTAGGACAAGTTTTATTTGGTCTTGTTGGAGTTATTGGTGCTGCCATCGGAATATGGGCTATGTTTGGTGGAACGGTTATGGCAGTTATTGGATTTTTCTCGGGTTTAGTGGGTTCTGTTGTAGCTCTCTTTGGGGCGGTTGCAGGGTTCTTTACAACCGTAGGCTCGTTAAGTGGATTGTTTACATTGCTTTATACATGGTGTGCAGGGTTAGTTACCTCCTTTGCTGCTGCTGTTGCATCGACATGGACCTATGTTGCGAATATGGCAAAGGCCGCTATTGCTGTTATTGCAGCTAATCCTATGCTTGCAGCGTTTGCGTTAGCCTTAGGTGCTGGTATTGTTGCTATAGGATTATGGGAAAAGGCTGCAATAAAAGCTGCCGAAGCTAAAAGCCAAGGCGATAAAAATTCACGTGAAACAAGTACTGAGAAAAAGTATGCCGAAGGCATTGCAGATACAGGCGGTAAAACTAAAGAAGGTAGGGTTAACGCTTTAGAAACGGAAGCTGCGAAACAACGTAAAGTAGCTTTAAAATCTAAAAATGACGCTAACGATTTAGAGTATGGTAAAAACGGCGTGAAGATGGATAAAAAAGCCGCTAAGTCTATGAGAGAAGGAACGGTTCAAGAAGAAGGCAGAAAGTTAAACGCTTTAGAAAACCAACTCCTTGTTGAACAAGATCCTAATCAAGCCAAGGTTAGAAATCAAGCTGTTACAGATCGAGACAACGGAGTTACTGCGGAACAAGCTTCTGCTCGGGATAACCCCAAGGGTATAGATACCGGTCTTGGATTTAAACTTCCACCCATGCCAGATTTTAAAGACCTCAAGCTTCCTAAGTTTGATTTCAAATTACCGAAATTTGAACTTCCCGGACAAAAGAAAAAGACTCCCGAAGAAGAAGCGGAAGCTGCAAAAAAGAAAAAGGCAGATGACATAGCATCGGCTAAACAAGGTGTAGCGGCTTCGATGGGATCTATGAAATCCCAATCCTCGTTTTCGTCCGTGGAAGAAGCATACAAGAAAATTCAAGTGTCAGCGTTAGGCGATGACCCTATGACTGTAGAACTCAAAAAGATACAGGAACAAAGTCTTGCAAGAATGTTAATAGAACTACAAAAACTTAATGGTACTAACAAAGTTATTGCTGAAAAGAAACCCGAAGGTGTAGGCGCATAAAGGAGATTTTAATGCCAGAAGTACAGATTAAAGGTGGTCCAAAAATTACGTATTACGAAAGACCTGGTTCTCCTAAAGAGAGCTACGCTGGAGATACGTTTAAAGCGTCTCGAATTTTTGATGTTCCTTACACCTTGCGTTGGGCTTTTATTAAACTTATGCTTGGGTCTGCTAAATTATCTAATGATAATAAAACCATTTTGCGGAGTTTACCCGACCAATATTATGTTTGGTTTGATGGTACGGCATTAGGTATGAGTGGTCTTGCTAAAACATTTATGGTTGCAAATGCTTTGGAAGGTATTGAGTGTTTAGGACAGCAAAAAAGTTGGGCATCGGGAGGTTCGGGATCTCTGCTTGACGTTGCATTTTATGATGTAGCTCGAATAACGATTGGTTATGAATCTGTTACGTACTTTGTAAAGGGTGATTCGGAGGTTTCGACAGAATACTCTTTAAAGAGATACGTTACCACTTTCCGACAACCTTCCGCTGAATTTTTAACCCTGCCTTTTGGTGCGTTCAAATGGGTTGAGATGAACGCAGACGACAAAACAGTAAAGTACGACTATTCTGTAAATCCCCCGCAACCCGCTGGTGTTCGGGTAACAGGATCTAACGGTAAAATATTAGCCGCTTCAGAAATAATTCTAATCCACCACAGAGTTCCTAGTATCCCTAAAGCTATTAAAACGCATATTGGGTGTGTTAACAAATACGATTGGCCAGAAATGAACGCATTTAAAGGTCAATTGCTATTAACCAATGTAGAGTTAAAGCCGTTTAAATGGTTAGAAGAACAACGGTTATATGACATCACTTTTAAAATGAAGTTTTTAGATCCCGATCCTCAAGCTGCAATAGAGGGAAAAGATGCCCGTGGGCATAATCATTTCCTCCAATTCTTCCCTGTTGATACAACCACAGATGTGGGAGCCCAGAGCGTAAATTCCCTTTTACAAGGCAAACAGTCTTATAAGCTTATAACCCATGATGGAACTCCAACTGGGAAAACAGTTTACGAATACAAGGATTTTAAGGACTTGTTTACGGATTATGAAGAAGTTAATAAAGGTTAATTTGAAATTATACATTTCTAAATTTTGTCAGTTAGTGTAATATACAATCACTATATTGAAAGGGCAAATATGGTTGAAATATACGAACTTAACATCGACCAAGGTGCTAATCTATCCTTAGAGATTGCCCTTAAAAACGCAGACGGAACCCCTCTTAACCTTACGGGGTACACTGCTCGTATGCAGCTACGAGCTTCCTACACCGCACCCGAAGTTATCTTAGAACTGACCACTGAAAACAGCAGAATAGTCATAACCCCGCTTAGTGGGGTAGTGATGCTTTTACTGTCCGCAATAACTACTGCAACTCTTATTGCCAAAAGCTACGTTTATGACCTAGAACTTGTAAGCCCAACAGGGTTTGTTTTTCGAGCGTTGCAAGGAGAAGCCATTGTCTCACCGGAGGTAACCCGCTAATGCCAGACATTACCATCACCCCGCAAACGATACTAGTAACCGTCAACCCGCAAACCACCCAATTAACCGTATCCCAAACCGGAACCCAAGGCCCTCCCGGAGCTTCCGCTGCTACCTCTCTTTCTCTTATGAACGATGTAACTATCACCGGCCCAGCCAGCAATCAGTTTTTGAAATTCAACGGTTCAACGTGGACTAATGTAAACACCGAAACGATTGACGGCGGTAACTGGTAACTTAACCTAAAGGATTTCCGATCATGGCAAACACAATTCGCATTAAACGTAGAGCTTCTAACGGTGCTGTTGGAGCGCCTACAACTTTAGCCCCTGCGGAAATTGCGTACAATGAGGCAGACAATACATTGTATTACGGCTTTGGAGATGGTGGTGTTGGCTTTGCCTCTTCCGTAATACCGGTTGCAGGCTCTGGTGGTTTTGTTACCACAGGCAGCACTCAAACTGTTTCTGGGCCTAAGACTTTTTCCAACATCACCATCACAGGTGGTTCTATCTCAGGCATTACCGACCTTGCTATTGCAGACGGCGGTACGGGAGCTTCCACCGCTTCGGGAGCTTTAACAAACCTAGGTGCATACCCTGCGACCAACCCAAACGGTTACACTACTAGTGTTGGTACGGTAACTTCTGTTGGTCTTACTGTACCTACTGGACTGACTATAACAGGATCTCCTGTTACAACTTCGGGTTCATTGGCGGTGACTTTAACTTCTGGTTACTTTATTCCTACAAACGCTTCCCAAATGAGTTGGGATGCTGCATTTACGCAAAGGCTTCAGTGGGATGGTGGTGCGACAAGCCTTATCGCTGCAACAGGTAGAACCTCTTTAGGTGCGACTACAGTAGGTGCTAGTATGTTTACCCTTACTAATCCTACTGCAATTACATTCCCAAGGTTTAATGTTGATAATACGGTTTCTGCTTTGGATGCTGCAACTTTCAGAACTGCAATCGGTGCTGGAACTTCTTCTACAACAGGCACAGTCACTTCTGTTAGCATGATGGTAAACACCAATTATATGACCCTAGACGGCGGGACTGAGATTACCACCAGTGGTACGTTTGGGATCGGATTTAAAACTCAAGCAGCAGCTACGGTTTTTGCTGGCCCCGCAACAGGAGCAGCTTCATCCGTTGGGTTCCGTGCTTTAGTTGCCACTGATATTCCCGCTTTAAACTACGCTTCGACAGGAGCTAACAGCAACATCACGTCCCTCACGGGACTGACCACGGCACTTAGCATTCCCCAAGGTGGCACAGGGAGCACTACCGCAGCAGCAGCTTTAACTGCATTGGGTGCATACCCTGCAACCAATCCATCAAATTATTCCACAACAGTTGGAACGGTAACTTCCGTAGCAGCAGTAACCCTTGGGACAACAGGAACAGATTTAACCAGCACCGTAGCAACAGGAACCATAACTCCTGTTATAACCCTTAATGTCCCGACAGCATCGGCAACGAACCGAGGGGCTTTAAGTTCAGCAGATTGGACAAGCTTTAATACTTCCTACACCAGTCGTATTTCATCGCTAACCACCTCAGGGTCAAGCGGTGCTGCAACTTTAACTTCCAATGCATTAAATGTTCCAGCCTACACTTTATCTGGATTGGGTGGTCAAGCATCTTCGGCTAATCTAACTTCCGTTGCAGGACTTAGTTATGTGTCTTCTTCTTTTGTGAAGATGACTTCCGCAGGAACATTCGCTTTAGATACAACTGCTGGTTACCTCCCGTCTTCCGGTGGAACCGTTTCGGGAGCCTTGGTAGTTACTGGGAACCTTACAGTTCAAGGGGCTACTACTGCAATTAGCTCTAACACATTAACTGTCCAAGATAAGAACATTGAGCTTGCTGTTGGAAATGCTCTGGAATCAGGTGCGACAGGCGGGGGTATCACGCTTCATGGGTTAGTTGACCATACGATTTTATATACTACCGGAACATCTTCGTGGGACTTTTCAGAACACATGAACTTAGTTACTGGAAAAGCGTACAAGATTAATGGTGTGTCTGTTCTTTCTGCAACGGCTCTTGATGGTGTGGTTGTCGATGGGGGGACATTTTAGTGGCTAACATAATTAAGCCAAAAAGATCATATACAGCTTCTTCTGTTCCGACAGCTTCTTCTGCTGGGGAAATGTCTGTAAATGTGACGGATGGTAAAATATGGGTTACTGACACACTTGGTACTAGTCAAATATTAGTGTCGTCTTTGGCATTTTCAAATCATACTGGAACAGTTACCAACTCCCAGCTTGATGCTACTGCTGTAATTGCTGCTGCATACACTAACGCAAATATTACTGTTAATGCTCAAGGAAGAATCACCGCTGCATCTAATGGTAGTGGCGGTGGTGGTGGTACTCTTAATGCAGTATCTGCAGCTACAGCAACCCAAGCTGGTATTGCCAACGCAAACTTTGGTATTCGCTGGAACTGGGCAAGGACAACAGATACTACATCTGCACTAGAACTAGGCGAAACTACTGCTGCAACTAGTGGAACAAGTACTAGCGGTGTTCCTAACCAAGTGGGGCTGAAACTTTCCACGCTTGCTGCTTCTACTATGTCACCGCTATCTGTGTATTCAAGAGGTT